GTCGAAAGAATCGTGACATGGAATATCAAGGATTGATGAAAGACATCCGTGACAGAATACTCGCCACTTATGGAGTGCCACCACAGAGAGTAAGCATAATTGAAGTAGCCAATCTCGGTAGCGGTTCAGGTGAATCACAGAACAAACAGTTTAAAAAGACATTCAAAGGAAAAGCGAAACTGTTTGAAGATGCATATAATAGGATTCTTGGAAAAGGTGGCTTCGAAGAATTTTTCCAATATGGGGAAATTGATATTGATGACCAAATGAGACTTGCTCAAATCGACAACATCCGTTTGAACAATGCATCATTGACAATCAATGAAGTCAGAAGCAAATACGAATTGTCCCCAGTTCCTTGGGGAGATAAGCCACTGGGTATGCAAGACCAACCAACTGATACTCTTGAAGATGAACTGAACAGTCTTGGTAGTGACACCAGTACGGTAAACATTCAAGATTTGATAGGCGATATTTTAGAAAGGAAAGATTACATAGTCAAGAGCAAGACTTTGGATGAGATTTATCATCCGAAGAATGTCTAATTGAGTATGGGAATAATATTTTTGATTATTGAAGATTTTTGGTATGGAAAAGGATTATGATATATTGTTTGTGCCAATCACTACCAAGATGAGTAATCTTGAAAAGCAATTCTATGATGAATTGGTAAGACAGATAAACAAATACCCCCAAATCACAAGAGAATGGCTACAAACAAGAATTGGTCTTGAATTTACCAAAACTGGTGCAACCGAACTGTTGGAAAGTCTTGAAGAAGAACTTAGGAATGTTCATATTGATAAGGATAAAATCCACACATTGCTTCAGATAAATTACAATATAGGGAAAAGTTATGCTTTGAAGAGCATAAACAAGGATTTCCGTAAATCGTTTTTATCTGATAAGAGAAGTTTCAAATTTCTCCTAAAAGGAGTGGACAAGGTCATTGACAAATTTGAAAAGATAATTAGGAATGACATAAAGGAACTTATGGGTAAGGTTTGGGAGTTGACACCAACCGAGATTTATTCGCAGTTGAAGGATTTCATTAAGAAAAACCATACAACACCATTGTCATCAAAGCACCGTTCTGAAATGATTGCACGGACAGAGATGCAAAGAAGTTTCAATAATGGTGTTCTGCAGACATACAGTAATTATGGGATTCCTTTGTTTAATATTGTGAATTATAATGATATTGGTGTATGTGAGACTTGCATTGACCTTATAAAAAACAATCCCTATACATTGGAAGAGATAACTGCATTGTTGCCAGTGCATCCTTACTGCCGATGCTTAGGTGTGATATTCAACACGAATATAAGTTTTGATGAGTTGGAATTAGTGGATAACCCTAAGATTGTAAATATGTTTGACTGAAAAATTCTTATTTATTTTTTTATATAAATGGTTTTTTTGGTTATAAAAAAACGGTTTTTTTATAATATGTAAAAAGAAAAGAATATTTTAAAAAATATTTTAAGTATGAGAACTTTTTATGAATAGCGAACAAAGATTCAAAATATATTGTAGTGACATATCTAAATCATTTGACCCTAACTATAATGTTAAGGATAAGACTGAACCTTTGATTTTGGAAGGTGTGGCAAGTACAAGTGATATAGATTTGGAAGGAGATTTCATAACTCCCCAATGTATTGAGTCCTTCAAACTTCAAGCGACACAATGCAACATCCATAACAACCATAATGTGGGATTGGATGATGTTATAGGTACTGTACTTGATGTTTTGGATAGTGACAACAAGACATTGAGAATAAAATTTAGCATATTGCCTTTGTTCAGAAGACACATCGAAGAATGCATCGACAATGGTGTCAAACTCGGTTTGAGTATTGGTGGTACTATCATTGACTATGATATGGAAGATGATGGTTTGAAAATCAAGAATATGATGCTCCACGAAATCAGTTTAACTCCACTCCCTGCAAATTGGAACACTATGGGTACTGTAGAGCATTCTAAAAAAGCGATAGATGTCATTGAAGCGAAATGCTTGAACGGTGTATGCAAACAATTTTTAAACACTATAGACATCCCACAAGAAATGGGTGAAAAAGAAAAAAATATGGAAATGGAAAAAAGATACTATACTAAAGATGAAGAATCTCAATTTATGAGTGAAGACAGAGTTGTTGAGTTAATCAACGAAGCCTTAAACAATTTTGCTAAAGATTCCGTAACTGAAGAAAGAGTTGGCGAAATCATTGATGCTAAACTCAAAGATTTCGTGGAACAAGCAAAAGCCCTTGAAAAAGAAGAAAAAGAAAGAGAAGAAAAACTCAAAGAAGAAGAAGAGAAAAAAAGAAAAGCAAAAGCAAGGGCTAAAAAAGAAAAAGAAGCCGAAGAAGAGGAAGAAGAGGAAGAGTTAGAAGACATCGAAAAAGCAGATGAGGAAGAAGAAGAGGAAGAAGAGGAAGAAAAATCCAAAAAAGGCAAAAAATCCCAATCTTCCATCAGTGACTTAACTCCACAAGAATTCGGAAAACTCATTGCACAAGCAGTCCAATTAACTCAAAAAGCACAAGAACCTCAAGTTGACTTCAACACTGAATTGGAAGACCTTAAAGAAGATTTGCAATACGAAATCAGTAAAGCAATGAAAACCACTCGTGAAGACATTGAGAAAAATCTCTTTGAAGGTTTAATGAAGAAGAACACTCCAACTTCTCGTTCTGATGATGCTCAAATCAAAAAATTCTTGAAAACCAAATCAGAGAAAAAAGCAGAATCTTCCAACACTTTGAATGTTAAAGATATTGCTAAAACTCTTGCAAGAAAAGAATAAGATTTCAGACATCTGAAAGATTATTTTTGAGAAAAGCGATAAGCAACCGAAAAACTGAAAACAATAAAACAGTAACAAAGCGATATAGCGAATTTAAATATTAAAATTATTTAGAATAGTAGAAAAGAATTATGCCTAATTTAGTAGAACAATTAAACAGTCACTTTGCAAGTAATGATGACATTATAAAATTACAAAAAGCAATTGAAGGAATGCAAACCACCCAAAGTGGTCACGGTGCAATCACCGTTGAATATGATAGGGAATTACAAAGAAGAGTTTCCCATAAAGCACCTTTCCTTGCTTACTTAGAAAACAACGGTTCAGTAGGAAGAAGTAACAGTGCAGAAGTAGGTTACCGTGAAAAAACCAAATACCAAACTTCCCAATTCATTGGGGAAACTGCACCAATCCCTGAACACGAATACTCCATCATTACCAACAAAGTTGCAAAAATGCAAACTCTTGTATACCCAGTAGAAGTGTCCGATATGGCACAAAGAGGAGTAAACGAATTAGACCTTTTAGCAGATGAAATCACTGATGGTTTCTTAGACATTGCACAGACCAAGGACAAAGCAATCCTTCAAGGTACTGAAGCGAAAAACGGTTTCGATGGTGTATTCAACAGTATTGAATCTCACACTATTGATATGAATGGTAACCAATTGACTAAAGATGCAATTGATTCCTTAGCACAAGCAATCATCGATGATGGTGGTAACCCAAGTGCAATCGTAACCACTGCAGGTGTAGGTAGACAATTAAACAACATCCTTTACGGACAAGGACAAGTATCCATCGACAAGGTTGAATTAACTCTCGGAAACTGGGTAACTGGTTACAATGGACCTAACGGAATTACCATTCCTATCATTGTAGATTCCAACATCACCCCATCTCAAACTGGTGATTTCCTTGCATTCGTAGATGTTGACTCCTTAAGAATCAAAGAGTTAGCACCACCTACCGTAATTGACCTTGCTAAAACCAAATTATCTACCAGTCGTGTATTGTTCACCTACTTCACCTTCTATAACAGAGCAGAATACCGTAACGGTATGATTACCAACATTGGTGGAAACATTTCCTACACTCCATTCACTGGTGATGATGTCGCATATGCAGATGAGAACACTGGTGTACAACCAATAAGTAATTTAGATTACACCAAAACTCCAACTCAAATGGGTCAAAAACCTAAAGGTGAAACTGGAAACAACACCCCCAGTAGTGGGTAATCCTGAAACCTTTAACATAACCGTTAATGTGAAAGACAATCAACAAAATCCTATTGGGGGTGCAACAGTTAAATGGTAAATGAAACAACTACCAATGAACAAGGAACTTGCACTTTTGAAGTGGAAGAAGGAACTGTTGAGATAACTGTTTCCAAAGAAGGTTTTGTTGAAAAAACTGAAACCATTAATGTGACAAGTGATGCAACAGTAGACATCACCCTTGAAGAAGAGGTTGAAGAAGTAGAAAACCGTACTGTTGAGTTCACTGTTCAAGATAGTGAAGAGCAAGGAATTAGTGGTGCAAGAATAACATTAACAAACACTACTACCAATGTGGAAACCACCAATGCAAATGGTGGAACTGGTAGCAGTGGGGGAAGCAATGTAACCTTAGATTACGG